AAACTTGGCGGCTGCATGGCCCCGTAGCTCAGCTGGATAGAGCGTCCCCCTCCTAAGGGGAAGGTCGCCCGTTCGAATCGGGCCGGGGTCACCATAATCAAAGACTTAGGTCAGCACAGTGGCGTGTAATTCCCACTGTTTCCCGCATATCCACAGGATTTGGTCCCAGTGGTCCCAGTGGTCCCAGCGGTCCCGCTCAGTACCGGAGCTTCGCCACAGCGCCATCGTCGCCTTCAGGCGTCAGATGGGCGTAGAACTTCTCGGTCGTGGCGTAGTCGGCGTGGCCGGCCAAGATCTGCACCCTTCGCAACGGCACCCCAGCGATGACCATATGGGCGCAGAAGGTGTGCCGTAGCCGGTGCAGGCTGCCGCCGATTCCCGCACGCTTGGCATCCGAGGCGAACCAGTCGGACACGGTGTCCTTGTGCACGGCGACCAGCGGATCGGGTAGGTGGCGCAGCGCCCAGCGCGCATACCGGTTCAGTGGCACCTCGCGCCATTTGCCCGACTTGGTGCGCCCCTCGCCATCTTCGTCTGGATCGCTCTCGACCCTGAGCTTCCGCCCGGTCACTGAATCCTTGCCCAGCCCAACCAGCTCGCCGCGGCGCAGCCCGGTGCTCGGCCTTGTACCAATCCAGGTACGCCTCCAGGAAGTCCCTGACAGTCGGTAGCCGGGGAAGGATGCGCACGCCATGGGTCAGTTCCGCTTCTTTCGCTGCTCGTACGCCCTCAGCTTCGCGTGGGCCGACGCGACCAATGGCGACACGGCTTCGCTTGCCGCCTTCCCGCCAGTTGAGGTACGCGGCGCCGTCCCGCCAGAAGATTGTGACCTTGACCATTGTCTGGAGCCGTAGATTGCAGAGTAGAGGGCAGCTTTCTCGTAGAGCTTTTTGCCCATGAAATTTCGGGGTTCGATGCCGTAGTCGGCGATGTTCGAATCGAACTGGCTTCGGGACACGCCGCAGTAGTGCGCGGCCTCGTCCACGGTCAGCCAGTCCTTTCCGACGATGTCCAGCTTTTCAGCAGCTCCCATCGGGTCCTCCTTCAGTTCGTGGCCAGCGCAGCGCGGAGCTGCTCGGTGGCGGTGTTCATGCGGTCATCCAAAGTCATGGAGGCAGCCAATGCAGCGCCTGTCGGGATCCGTCTCGCCGCAGCCTCCACAGGGCGATATCAGAGGCCTGAACTGGCGCATCACCTTTTCCGCTTCAGCTTTGTCGCCCCTGGCCAGCGCCATGAGCGCCAAGCCGCGTGCCTCCCATAGGCGGCACGTTCTGAGGCTTGCCGAAGCGAGGTTCACGCCTTCTAAGCTGGCCAGTTGCCGCCCGATATCGCGATGGTCGATTGCCTCAGCCATGAGCGCACCGGTGCAGATCACCCTGGACGAGCCGAAGCGGACGCTCGACGCCAACGCCTGCATGTGGGCGACGCTGGCCGATATCGCGCGTCAGGTCGAGTGGCCGCACACCAAGGGCGGGAACTGGACCATCGGCCTGATGGATTCGGACAGCTGGAAGGCCATCCTCACCGCCGCATTCGAGCAGGAGACCAAGCAGGCTCAGGGCATCGGCGGCGGCACGGTAATGCTCGGCGTCCGGACCAGCCAGTACAGCCGCCGGAAGATGGGCGAGTTCCTCGAATTCGTCCAAGCATTCGGCAGCGAGCGCGGCGTGAAGTGGTCCGCCAGCGCACAGGACGAGATGGCGCAGCTCGCGCAGAGCCAGAGGCGGGCAGCATGAACGTCGTGCTATCTACCAAATTCCTGCAGGAGTCTCGCCATGCAGTTCTCAATCTCGCTTGCGAGAGCCGGAAACTCAGCCGTCATTCGGGCCCGCATTACTGGGTCGACGAGCGGGTAAGACTGGAGGGCTCTCGACGCATTCCACACGTGATCGTGCGCGCCGATGATCAAGTTTATTCGGTGCCCCAATTCTCCAAGCAGATAGAGATCTTGGCGAAACTGATCAAACTCAATCGGTCGGCGGATGCCATCTTCAGGGAGCTGCTTTCTGGCCTCAAAGTCGCGATCAGCGAAATGCAGCAGGTTATGGAGCATGGTCTGGAACTGGCCAAGTGCAGGGTAAAGCGCGGCAGCGATGATGAGGCGTTTCGCTGCGTCCTTTGCCTTTTCGTCGTTGATGGAGTTCTGACGTTGCCGCCATGGCACGTAAATGGCAACGAGAATGGCCGCGATGCTACCGATCGCCTGAACCCATGCTGGCAGTTCTTTCTTAAGCGTAGCCGGGATGCTTGGCTGTTTACTCATCAGAGCCCAGACGAACAAGCACCCTGCCGCGAATGTCATAACCGCCACCACCGCCCAATCGCGGTCGGTACGTCCTTGTTTCATGGTCTTCCCCCTTTCCTTACGTGGATTCTACCGTCTGGGGTGACCGCATGAGGACCAAGAATTCCAAGGCCTTCACGGCCGCCGAGCGCGTTCACCTGGAGGCGGTGAAGCACCTGCCCTGCAGCGTGTGCGATGCGCCGGCGCCGTCGGACGCCCACCACATCAACCAGGGCCAGCACTACACCACCGTGGCCCTGTGCAAGGACTGCCACCAAGGCAGCTTCAATGGGATCCACGGGCAGAAACGCATGTGGACCATCATGAAGATGGACGAGCTCGCGGCCCTCAACGTGACCCTGCAGTGGCTAGGGCAGAGGAGCGCGGCATGAAGGAGCTGATCCTGCCGTGGCCGGACAAGCGGCTATCGCCCAACGCCCGTGTGCACTGGTCGAAGCGGTCGGGCGCTGCCCGGCTGGCGCGGCACCTCGGCGCCGTCACTGCGTTGGAGGCTGGGTGCAAGGGCTGGGCGCTACCAGAGGGCCGGCTGCATCTGCATGTGACCTTCCACCCGCCGACCAAGCTCCTGCCGGACGACGACAACATGCTGGCCAGGTTCAAGCCCTACCGGGACGGCATCGCCGACGCACTCGGCATCGATGACAAGCGGTTCATCAGCCACCCACTGGTCAGCAACGAGGTGCGCAAGGGCGGTCAGGTGGTGGTGCGGATCACCGGAGGGCCGGAGGGATGACCCCGACCTTCAGCCAATACACCACGCCGGAGCTGGAGATCGTGGCAAGGCTCGACCACGAGCTGGCCGCCGAGATCTTCAGCCTGCACCGGAAGGGATACGACGTGCGCGAGGTCCTGCACGAGGCCCGTGCGCTCAAGACCGAGGCGCAGCTGATGCGCCGCGAGATCAACCGCAGGAAGGCAAGCCAATGAGCCAGGTAACCCAACCCCGCACCGGAGGTCGAAAGATGGCCGCGTCCGTTGATGCTCCGCGCCGCACCGGTACAACTGAGGGTGTTCCGTTCCGGCAGGTCTGGAAGCCACGCGCGGTTTGCGTGGTCGACCCGATCAACCCGGCGAGCGCCCTCGAACTGATCCTTCCACGAATCGCAGAGAACCAACGCGCATGCTCGGTAGCCAGCTACCTGCTCATCAACCCGGAGACCTCGCAGGCGTTCGTCCTGCAAGAGGACAAGCCGGTGGCCGTGGAGATGGCCCGCAAGGGCGAGCGCTCTCCGTACTGGCCGTGGTTGGTGGGCATGTACCGGTTCCCGCGCGTGACGGCCGAGGCCGCCGCGAACGTGCTGGAGGACATCTTCGAGCACCTGGGCATCGCCACCGCGCCGGCGCCGAAGCGCGCCATGCCTGTGCAGCTGGACCTGTTCGGCCTGCCCGAGCGTGCCGCGTGACCGCTTACATGCGCCCGTCTACCGAGGGAGATATCGGTAGCCCCAGCTGGCAGGTGGGCAACAGCCAGCACCGAGGGAACGGGTTGCCGCGTTGCGGCGGCGGAGAAGGGTTGCAGCCCGGATCCGTGCCACTCATCGCCCGTGGGACCGAGGAGGCCCTGCCGTGACTCTGGACCCGATCACGCAGGGCCTGCAGCATCTGGCCGGCCAGTTCAGCCTGACCCGGCAGGAGTGGCGCGACCACCACCGCGGCGGCGACTCGCTGCTGGACTCGCTGGTGAGCCACGGCTACGCGCAGGAGAAGGGAGAGCGCTTCGGCATCACCCGGCAGGGGCAGGTGCGGCTGCAGGCGGAGGTCGGCAATGCCTCGTAAGCAGTCAACGGTCGAGGATGCAAAGCCCGCCAAGGCAACAGGCCGGCCTAGCGGCTATAGGGCCGAGTACGCCAAGCAGGCCGAGAAGCTGTGCCTGCTGGGGGCAACTGACCAGGAGATCGCCGACTTCTTCGAGGTGAACGTCCGCACCGTGTACCGCTGGAAGGGCCAGTACCCCGCCTTTTGTCAGGCCCTAAAAGCCGGTAAGGACCAGGCAGACGAGCGGGTAGAGCGCTCCCTGTACCAGCAGGCCATTGGGTATGAGCAGGACGAGGTGAAGATCTTCATGCCCGCCGGGGCTGAGTCTCCGGTCTATGCCGAGTACCGGGCAAAGGTGGCGCCGAACGTCACAGCGGCGATCTTCTGGCTGAAGAACCGCCGCAGGAACGACTGGCGCGATCGAATCGACCACGCCAATGATCCAACCGATCCGCTGCCCGCGCCTCAGTTCATCGTGGCGCCAGTACGGCCGTTAAAGAGTTCCGAATGACATCGCTGGGAGGTCTACCCATTCAGTGCTGCGATGACGGCCCGGTAAAGCTCGACAGCGTCGTTCGGGAGCGGGCTGTTCGCCATCTGCTTGATGGTTTCGGTCCCGTCCGAAGCTTGAGAAATCAGTGCAGCAGTGATGGTAGCTGCAACCTGCATTTTCGCTTCGATGATGGATTGATTTGGCGACGTCATCTTGAGTCCTTTCAGGGGATCTGGCCGGGAGTGACCGATGGCAATATCGGCTGGATCCAAGCGAACTGAAGCAACGGTTGCGCCGAATGCTGTGCTATCAATGCCAGCCAAGCTGCTGCCGGTACTGGAGCCCAGGCAGTTCAAGGTACTGTACGGCGGGCGCGGCTCGGCTAAGTCGCACACCGTGGCGCAGATCCTGGTGATGCTGTCGATGCAGGCCAAGCACCGCATCCTGTGCGTGCGAGAGATCCAGAAGTCGATCGCTCAGTCCTCCAAGCGGGTCATCGAGGACTACATCAACCGGATGGGCCTGGGCGCCTACTTCAAGATCAACAAGCAGGGCGAGGACCAGATCACCTGCATCCTGACCGGATCGACCTTCAGTTTCACGGGCCTGCAGGACCACACCGCGGACAGCATCAAGTCGTTCGAAGGGGCGACGATCGTGTGGGTGGAGGAGGCGTCCAACGTCTCGACCAACAGCTGGAACAAGCTGATCCCGACCATCGTCCGCACTACCGGTGCCGAGATCTGGGTCACCTTCAACCCGGACCAGCAGGACGACTACGCCTACAAGCGTTGGGTGCTGGGCAACGACCCGGACGCGATCGTCATCCAGATCAACTGGCTGGATAACCCGTGGTGGAACCAGCCGATGGAGACGGAGCGGCTGAAGACGCTGGCCATCTCGCAGGACCTGCACGACCACATCTTCGGCGGCCAGCCCCGGGCCAAGGCCGGCATCCTCTTCAAGCGGCACTGGTTCAAGCGCTTCAACCTGGGCGACGAGCCGAAGGGTCTGCGCAAGTACCTGGCCAGCGACTATGCCGGCGCACCGGACCCGGACGACCCCGAGGCGGATCCCGACTGGACCGAGCACGGCTGTGCTGGTCTCGATCACATCGGCGATATGTGGTTCGGGGCGTCTCTCCGAAGCTCCCGAAGACCAGCGCGTTCAAGGCGACCTTCACCGTTCGCATGAGCTGGGGGCGCTACACCCCATGATCCCCGCTGGCGGCCTCTCCACCACCCCGGTATCCGGTCCATCATGCAGACGCTGCCCGAGAACGAAAAGAAGATGGTCACCTCGGCCTTCATTCGGCGCATGGGCCGCGCTGTGCCCGGGCAGCAGGACAGCGAGAACAGCGTGTTCTCAATGAACACCTTCCTGACCAACTGGGCGAACACCAGCCCGGAAGCTCGCAAGGTGTTGTTCGGCAGCTATGGTCCCGAGTTCACCAGGAACATGGAGACGATCGCCAAAGCCACGTCGCGCATTCGGGAAGGCTCGAAGGTGTTCGCCAATCCATCCGGTACGGCCGGACGCGAGGCGCTGATTGGCCAGATTGCGACCACCGGTGCCGGCGCTGGCACGGCACTGGCGATGGGGAACGCGGGAGCGGCTTTCATCACGCTGGCAAGCTCGCTGGGTAGCTCCGCAGTTGCAAACGGCTTGGCTAAAGCTATGACCAGTCCGAAGTACGTCAACTGGCTTGCGCGCACCTCAGAGAAGCCAACTGGCGAGATCCTGAGTCAGCTCCAAGTCTTGCGCGGGATCGCGGAAAGGTCGCGCGATCCGGACATCGTAGAGGTGGCAGATGAGATCGGGCGCCAGCTCAGCGAGCAAACGACAGAATGACGTAGACGATACCGGCGACTACGCACAGGGCAAGGAAGCCAATCCAAAGCAGCATAGGCACGGGGCTCGCGCTGACCTTCGCCAGCTCCTCGTCGCGCTTCTCTTCTTGAATTCTGGCCCAGGACTTCGGGCTGAAGTAGTCGTTGGTTTTCCAGCCTTTCATGTCTTCACCTTTTTCCCTGGTGTGACGGCAAGAGATTCGTCAACGGCCCGACGCATTTCCGGAGGAAGCGAGTGGATCAGCATGTCCATTTTTGCTTGGAACTGCGTCATAGATTTCATGAGTAGCTGTTGGGAATGCTCAAGCGCTCCCGTCATTTGCTCAAGACTCTCGACGCCTTCTTCCATCTGGAATGACTCCTCCAGTCGCGCAACGATCTCAGCATTCAGCGACCTACCTTCTGCTGCGGCTGCGGCTTCTAGACGATCGCGGAGATCGGGCTGCATGCGCAATCCAAACGGATTTATGTGTCCGGTTGCAGGACGAGTTTCGGTCTTCTTTGCCATGGCTACATGGTGTCGCTAAAAATTGCTTGACACCATACCCACACCGTGTAACTAATAACATCGTGTAGCCACTCTGGTGCATCCGTTGATGCATCAGACAGAACCGTGATAGTTGCGACACCAACCACAGGAGAACCACCATGGAAAAGGCCCACGTAGTCGTCCGGATGCCCTCGGATCTGCGCGATTGGCTGAAGCAAAAAGCTGAGGCGGATCGCCGCTCGGTCAACTTCATGACGTTGGAGTTGCTGGAGAAGGAGCGTCAACAGGAGCAGGAGGAGGCGGCATGAACGACCTTCTGAAGCACGTCGGCACGGAAGATCGAGCCGACAGCCGCGTCTTGGCTGACCGCCTGCAGAACCATCATAAGAACGTGCTGGAGCTGATCGAGCGCTACCCGGAGCAGATGGAGCGCTTCGGAAAGGTCGCGTTTAAAACGGAACCTTTGCCGAGTGGGCAGAAAGGCAGGGTGGCTTACCTCAACGAGGACCAGTGCTACTTTCTTCTGTCCCTCAGTCGCAACAGCGACCACGTGGTCGACCTGAAAGCTAATCTGGTCGAGGCATTCCGTGAATCGCGGGAGTCGAAAAAGCTGATCGAAGAGGAGTACAAGCCTACCTATCGACAGCTGCACGACACTGCGCACGAGTTGGCGAAGGACTCGTCCAACGAGAAGTTCATCCACATGAACTTGAACAAGGCGGTGAACAAGGCGGTGGGCATCGAACCCGGCCAGAGGCAGAGCCTCGGAGTCCCGGCCAGGTCCATGGTGACAGTTGCGCAGATGGTCGCCACCAAGGCTATGGAAGGCGCTGCCGATCATCGTGAAGGCTACCAGCGAGCGAAGGAATCGCTCAGCCAACTGTCGAAGGCAATCAGCGTCCCGACTGATGCGCGCTGAGCGAGATGACTGCGAACGAGATCATCAACCTAAGAATGTGCCCAATCCTTGTGGAAGCAGCGGTCGTGTATGTTGGTTCCGCGGGGCGTTCTTCGACTCCCCCAATCTCAAAAGGAGAAGCCCCAGGGCGGCAACCCCGGGGCTTCAGTTGGAAACATCTTGCGGAGGCTTCCATGCAGCAGGCTACAGGACAGGCATTGTCTGTCAACTTTCCGGCGCACCACGGCGTTTGCGACTGCTGCCAGAGGGTGGCGTCGTGGCACCGGCGCGAGGCGATCCGTGGCGAGAGGGCGACGCCGGCTGGCACGTTCCGCTACCAGATCTGCTTTGAGTGTCTGGAAGAGATCGAGGCGCTTCCTGAGGAGCAGCGGGAGGCGTGCTACTTGTTCGCGCTGGTCCGCCATGCCAGGACTTATTCGGAAGCTTTCGGCCAGTTTCTGGCGGGCTGGTTCGGCGTTGAACTTGGGCAGGCGGCCAAGCGAGCGGCATAAGACTGCCCAGTTACCTGGGCAGTCCATCAGAAAAGCTTAAGGGTCTTGGACGTTCCTGAAACGGCGGCAATCGCCATCCAGGGACCAGTTTGGATGGCCGGGCGTGCGGGCACTTCCTTCCCCCGGAAATTGAACAACTTCTCTTCCCCATCGATTCTGGCGTATAGCGCATGGCCATGCTCATGGATCACGAGAGGATTGCGGGAATTTGGGTCGCTTGATGTGGCGTGCGACATGCTCGAAAAATCTACAAGGATCGCGTCGTACCCCTTCAGCCGAAGGCAAGGACGAGGAACAACGATCTCAACCACTCCTTCGTGCTTGCCGTTCAGATAGAGAGCGTAGTCATTGTCCAATCTGATGGCCCAGCAGCCGTTCATCTGCAGGATCTCGCCTGGAGACGTTTCATCGAGCGGGACGATTTCGAATTCTTTAGCAACTTGCATCACCATCTCCTTGGCGGCCCGCGGCCATTCCGGGGCCTGGTGAGATGGTAGCACCGGCCCACAGAGTGGCCGGTGCGTTGACCATCAGTCCTTGCGTTTTTCCTTGATACGGTCCGCCGATAGTTTCACCGGGGGCGTCCGGGCAGACTGGACTTCAAAGAAGATCCTGGCCGACTCAAATGCCCGGGTTGCGACGCCTTCTGCGTTCAGCTGGCTTTCGCCAGCGCCCAGCCGGACAGAGATCGACCTGGCGAAGATCTCGCGGGCAAGATCATTTTCAGCGCCAGTATCGCTGCGGTTATCGCTCATCACCATCTCATTGGCAGCCCCGGCCAATCCAGGGCCCAGGGCATCGTAGCACCAGGGGTACTCGACTTCGGACGTATGGCTAGGCGGTGAAGGGGGCGATAGTATCGGCCTGCTGGCGCCGCCGGCCCTAGGGGAACAGTCTCCTAGGCAGCGCTCAGGGGAAAAGGATGACCACCAACGTTGTAGTGGCCACGTACCACGGCGTCGTTCTAGGCTGCGACTCATTGTCTAGCATTGTTGAACGGGCATTTTTCCCATTTCGAACAGCTGATGCCCTAGCGAGAGACCCCAACGGGGAGCTGATGTTCGATGCGCAGGGTCGATTGCTTCTGGCGTATGACGAGAGCAAATTGCTACCAACCCCGACCAACATTATGGGCGGGGTCCAAAAGATGTTCGTCCTTCACCAAGATCCGGACTCCAACGACATTGAATGCTCGGTTGCGGCAACTACATCCGGCCTTGGAACCCTGAACGGCGTAGTGATCGCAGAAATCGCCGAGCGGTTCCGCCGTCGTTGTCGAGCCAATCCGGATGGGTATGCGTCGATGACCGATGTCGTAACCGACTTCCTTGGGTTCGTCAGGCCTCAGTGGGAGACTGAAGTTGGCTATGCCGACGTCGATCCTGCTGCTCGCCAGACGCTTGACGACCTCCAGTTCCTAATCGCGGGGTACGGGCGAGATGATGAATACGTTAAGGTTGTTCGCGTAAGCGTCGCGTCCGATTCGGCGACCGAGTTGTTTGACGCTTTCCCCCACTGCAGTGCTGCATGGGCGGGGCAGGCGGATTCGATCGCGAGTCTCGTTAACGGGTCAAATCCAACGACGCGCTGGGCCGTGAATCGTAGTGTGGTTGCAAGCCTCGAGGCTCATCGCGCCAGTGTTGTTGAGTCGGTTCTCACTCAGTTGAGAGAGCAGGGAGTGGAGATCCCGGAGCCTTTCGAGGCTACAATCCAGGAGGTGGTGCCCGCTGAGCTGCCATGGTTGGAAGGAAGCCCGTTCTTTGACTGGGCCAATTTGCCAGTTCAGTCGGCCGTTGACTTGGTTTCCACATTGGTTAACGCAGAGTCGGCGGTACAGAAATTTGCGATGGGTATCCCAACAGTCGGAGGCAGAACGCGGATAGGGTTGATGCGTCGCGGCATGCCTTTTACATTCCTCAATGAACCAGAGATCATCCACCAACATGTCGGGTACAACCATGATGCATAACGCACTGAACTGCGCTGCGCAGAAGGCACCTTCGACGCATGGTGAAAGACAGGCCAGGATTGTTGCGCCAACTTCCAATGGCCAAGTATCCAGCAGCAAGAAGGTGTCATCTGAGCCTAAGCAAAGCAGTTTCTTCGTGTCTGCTAGCAATGGCCGGGTGATCGTGTCTAAGACTCGATAGTTCACGGGCATATCAGGTTGGAATCAGCCCCGCTTTCGCGGGGCTTTCTTCATCCGTTGAAGCCCCGGCCCAGCCCGGCAGCATGGCCCCAACACACACAGGGGCGGCGGTATGGCGCAAATCACAGCACAGGAGGCCGGCGGCCAGAACGTCGTGGCGTTCTTGGACATGCTGGCCTGGTCCGAGGGGACCGATAACGGGCGCCAGCCCACGAAGAACCACGGCTATGACGTGCTGGTTGGCGGCGGCCTGTTCACCGACCTCAGCAAGCACCCGGCCAAGCTGGTTCGGCTGAACCCGAAGCTGGCATCCACGGCGGCAGGCCGGTACCAGTTTCTGTCGAGGACGTGGGGCGCGCTGCAGAAGCAGCTGGGCCTGCCCAACTTCGGCCCGCTGAGCCAGGACAAGGCGTGCATTGAGCTGATCCGGGGGCGGCGCGCGCTGGACGCGGTCAAGGCCGGCCAGTTCGATCGCGCTGTGGCGCTCTGTTCGAAGGAGTGGGCCAGCTTGCCGGGCGCCGGTTACGGCCAGCACGAGCAGAGCCTGGAAAAGCTGCGCTCTATCTACCAGAAAGCCGGTGGCAAGGTAGGGACTGCCTGATGGACGACCCGACGACTGCTCCCTGGTGGGCCGCCGGTGGTGCGTTTGCCCTGTGGGCGGCGCGCGAGATCTGGGGTGTTGTGGCAACGCGCCGCAAGGACCGCACGGAAACTGATGCGAACGTTGACCTACTCAACGGGCTGGTGCAACGCGTGAAGACTCTGGAGGAATCCCAGGCTGCGACGACTGCGCAGCTGACGGAGGAGATCAAGCTGCGAATGACCGCGCAAGAGAAGGCGCACCGGCTGCGGCTGCGGGTCATGTCGTTGGAGTCGGCGATGCGCCAAGTCGGCGCGGTGATCCCCCCCTGAGGTGACCTGATGAACCGTCTCGCTATCTATCTACTGGCCTCGGTGGCGTGGTCTGCCGCGATGTTCGGCGCGGGCTGGGCCTGGCGCGGGGATCGGGCCGAGGGGACAGAAGCCCGAGAGCAGGTAAAAGCTGGGGCTGCTCAGGTCCAGCAGGTGAATCAAACCCGTGCCACCGAGCACGCCCAGGCCGACACCATGGCCGCCATCGGAGCGAAGCATGAAGAAGAACGCGCTACGGCCCCGGCCGTCGCTGATGCTGTTGTGGCTGGCGTGCGCGCTGGCGATCTCCGGCTGCGCGACGGGTGGGCAAGCTGCGAGATCCAGCGCCTGTTGATGACAGCGCTGTGCGCCGAAGCCGTTCGCCGCACCGCTGCGGTGCAGCTGACGTTGAAGGTCTATAGGGACAATCTGGTGGCCGTAGCGCTGTACCGCGACCTCGGCTTCATCGCCAGCGAAGACGCCTCCACGCCTGAGCTGCTGTTCATGGCCCGCCGTACAACCTGAGCGGGAAAGGGCAGGGCTCTGCACTCCCGCTGCACATCCTGTGCACGCGCTGCTGCAAGCGGACTCGGCAGTCTGGTGCCGTCCCCATCGGTTGCCTAGGAGCGCCCCCATGAATACCCCCGGCACCCCCAAGCCTTCCTGGCGCCAGCGCAACGTGCTGCTGACCGTCGCCGCCGTGCTGCTGGTGATCGTGCTGATCCTGCTCTTCGTGCCCTGGTAGAAGCCTGGCTGCCGCCAGGCGCGGCGCGATCCCCCTTCCACTTCAGCTCCCGCCGGTAGCCCATGGCCCGGCGGTTTTTCTGTGCGCGCTCCCCGCCGGACGCGTCGCGCCGGCTCCGAAAATGCGTGACGAATTGCCGGAAAGGGCGGTGCGGCTGCCGGATCCGTGCACGAGGCCCCGGGGGCCGGTTGCTACAACTGTGTTCGTGGGGCCGGCGCCAGATTTGGCAAACATAAACGTGACGCACATCACACAATTGTTTGTATTGTGTTATCTTCGTCACAGTTTTGCGAACCTGACCAACAGGGTCCAGGGACGGTTGTAGTCGCCACGGAACCGGCAG